GTCGCGCGGCGTAGCGGTCGGCACGGCGTAGTCGAATAGATGCGCTTCGATCTGGCGCGACAATCCGCGGATACCGGACGCGCGCTCGCTCGGCAAGCGCACGTCGCGCCCGAACACCTCGCGCTGCACGCGCTCGAACAACGCCGCGCAATCGGCCAGCGCGTAGGCCAGTCCGACATAGCGTTGCGACCAGTGCATCAGAACACACCCGGCGCGGTGTCCGGCCGGTAGCTCAAGGCCACCGCCGGCAGGTGGATCAGCGAATCGAAGCCGAGGCGGCCCTCGACGCGCAGCAGGTCCACGTTCACGTCGGCGAGGTCCATGGTCACGTCCCACTCGACGACGTCGGGGTCCGAGCGCAGCACCTGGATCATGCGCACCGTCGCCCCACGCCCGCCGCCGCTGGCCTCGAGCCATTGCGTCAATTCCTTGCCGACGTTATCCACGGACAGTGCTGCGCGCGGCTCGCCCTCCTCCAGGTCCTCCGGCGGCGCCGCGTCGAAGTGCATGGCGGTATAGACATTCCCGAGGTGCGTCAGGTCCAGGGTGTCGCGCGCCAGGCGGATCGGTTCGGCCAGCGCCGAGTGCACGATCTCGAGCAACAGCACCGGCCACTCGGCCGCGCCGGTGCTGGCGGTGGTCTCCTTGAATTTTTTGGTGTAGCTCATCAATCCCACGTCCCGATCTGAAACTTGAGCACCCACGTCTCCATGTGCTTGTCCGGTTTTTCATCCTCGATCAACCCGCCGCGGAGGCGCGCGAGCTTCACGGTGTCGGCGTCGGCCGGGTCGGGCCAGTTGAACCACAACGCGCCGCGCTCGATCTCGGTCGTGAACCAGGCGATGAACGCCTGGTAATCCGTCAGCGATCCGAAGGCGTATTGCACCTCGCGCCACACCATCACCCGCGCGCGGATGCGCGCGACCTTCGTCGGCCCGGTCTCGGTGTCGGTCTCGAGCACGCCGGGATCGCGGCGCACGGCGATGTCGTGCAGCAATTTGGCGGCGGTGGGAAACACCGGCGTCGGCATCAGCGCCGCCCACCGCCGAAGCGCCGGCCGATCGCGCCCGACAACGGCCCGCCGCGTTGCAGGTCCTGCGTAACGATGCGCACCACCATGCCCTCGGCATCGAAGGTAACCCCGCTATCGATCGCCTGCTGCGGTGTGCCCTTGTTCTCGAGCGTCACCTTGACGTCGCCGCGGCCGCCGCGCAGCTGCTCCTCGGTGAACACACGCTCGCCGCGCTTCAGGATCGTCGGCACCTCGTCGTCGCGCAGCCCGGCGATGCCCCCGCTGTGCAGGCGCGGCGCGCCGGCGAACGCCAGCGCCGGCACCAGGCGGCCCGGACCGCCTTCGCCGGCCGTGCCGCCGGCGTGGAACACCCCGGCGAATATGTCGCCGAGCACGCCGCCCAGTTCGCCGGTGGTGCCGAAATCGCCGGTGAGGAACTTCATCACCTGCGAGGCCGCGAGCTCGGCCGCGAGGCGCCGCAGCAGCCGCACGAAACTCTCGCCGAGGTTGTCCACGCGCCCGTCGAGGATATCGAAGAACTCGTCGGCGAACGCGCTCTGCATGCCGCGCGCGGCTTCTTTCGCGAACTCGCTCATCTCGTCGGTGATTTTCGCGCCGGTCTTTTGGATGCGCTCCTGCACTTCCAGCGTGGCGTCGAGGAATTCCTCGGGCGAGAGCAGGCCGCGCGCGAACAGTTTGTTGAGTTTCTCCAGTTCCAGGAACAGCTGGCGCGTCGGGTCGATGACGTCGCGGATGGCGTCGGCGGATTTTTTCAGCTCGGCGTTGTACTCGGCCTCGGCGGCGATCTGCGCCTCCAGGTCGTCGATCGTTTCCTTGTCGAACACGGCGCGCGCCTTGGCCGCGTCGAAGCGCAGCGCGGCCGCCACCAGCGCGTCCTTATCGGCCTGGCGCAAGTGATCGAACTTGCCCCGCTGCACCTCGAACAGGACTTTTTCGGCCTCGGTCTCGGCACCCAGCAGGGCGATGCGACGCTCGAGCTCGATGCGCGCCTTGGCAAAATCCTCGGCGGCCTTGCGCTCGGCCGCGATTTGTTCGTCAGTCTTGATGCGCCCCCGCGGCAGGCCGGCGAGGTCGATCGGTCCTGCCTCGCGCGGCGGCTGCAGGCGGCGCGGCGGGCCGAGCCCGAGATCGCGCAGCAAATTCAGGTTGCGTTCCGCCAGCGCCTCGTTCATCAACCGCAGGATGCCGGTGAGCGAGGTTAGCGACGCCTGCGCGGGGGCGGACACCTCCGGCGTGCGGCCGATGGTTTCGAGCAGGTCGTTCCAGGCCTTGGCGACGTCCTGGGTGGCGCCGAACAGGCCGGTGTTGGCGCCGGCGGCGGCGCCACCCAAACGCCCCTGCAGCTCCTCGATGACGTTGCGCTGCGCGCCCAGCAGGTCGCCGGACTTGAGCAGCGCGGCGTTGTTCGCGCCGAGCGCCTCGGTGTTGATGCCGAGTTCGGTCTTGAGCAGGCGCAGGCCGGCGACCGGGTCCTGCAGCGCGCGGCCGACGGCGCGCGCGGCGCCATTGAGGTCGCCGCCCATGACCACGGACAGGTCGGTGGCCAGCTGGATGGCGTCGCCGAATACCGCCTTGCCCACGCGCGGGAAGGCGAGCAGCACCGTCATGGCCTCCTTCAGGCGGTCGTCGTCGAACTCGGTGGTGCGCGCCAGCGCGTCGGCCATCGCGCCCAGCTCGGCGGCGGTGACTCCGGCGGCCCCGCCGGTGGCGCGGATGACGGCGGCGAGCTTGCCCTCGATGCGCTCGGCCTCGGAGGCCTCGCGCACCACCGCGCGCAGGCCGGCGGCGAGCGTGCCGATGACGGCCCCGACGCCGAGACCGCCCAGGATCGCGCCCAGGTTGCGGAACGATTTGCCGACCCCGACGACGCCGGTCTCGGTGCCCTTCAAGTCCTTCGACAGCCGATTGAATTCGCTGCGCGCCTGGACGGTGTCGCCCTTGATCTTCAGCGTCAGCGATTTGGTTTGATCGGCCATTGAACGGTGCCTCAGTCCTCGCGCAATTTTTTAATGAAAGCGGCGGTGTGCTTGCCGCCGAATCCGACCGCCACCGCCTCTACCAGGTCGGCCCGCGCGTGGCGGCGCGCGCGCCGGATCAGGCCGAAGTAGCGCTCGATCTGGCGCCAGGTCAGGCGCGCGCCGAGGTCGTTCTGGTCGCGTCCGAATCCGGCCCCGACGAGCTCGGCGAGGACTTCCGCGAGCGCGACCGCCGGGCCCGCGCGGCGCCGGCGAACGCCGCGCCCCACAGCAGCCGCCGCATAAAAAAAGGGGCGTTGACCTCCCAGAACGCGTTCTGCAGCGTCATGGCGTCCTTGTCCGGCAACCGCGCCACCCAGGCGACGTCGCGCCCGCAGGAGCGCGCGACCATCAGCAGCCAGGCGTCGAGGTGATCGGCGAGCAGCGCGTCGAAGGCCTCGGGCGCGAGATCCTCCTCCGGGCCGGTGAGCAGCGCACGCAGGGCGGCCACGAACGGTCGCGCCTGCGCCAGCATCTCCAGGCCCTCGCGGTAGCGGAACTCGCGCACCGTGAGCGGCTCGCCGGCGATCTCGATCTCGCGGTCGGGGAACAACACCTCCAGATCGTTTTCCGGCGCGGTCATTTTTTCCTCACGATTCACGAATCACGATCAGATGTGCACGAAGCGGCCAAACTGGCCGAGGTAGGCGTCCGCGACCTTGGTGTCGTCGAACAGCGCCGACCCGGCGAGCGCCAGCCCGCCGAAGTCGTCGGTGATCAGCGCCAGCTCGGCCAGCGGATCGAGCCGCACCCGGTACAGCTCCACCAGCACCTCCTTGTCGGTATCGGCGGTGTTGAGGCCGTCGAACTTCAGCCAGCGCTCCGGGGCCGCGGCGTTGAACATCGGCACGTGGTCGTGCGTGCCGTAGGTGTAATCGATCTTGAACGGCTGGGTGTACGCGCCCAGGTTCAGGAACTTGACGGTGCCGTGCTTGGCGCTGGTGATCTCGTAGTCGGTGCCTAGCACCAGGGTCGCCGGCGTTCCGGCCGAGTCCTTGATGACCACCGCCGAGATTTCGGGAAACTTGGTGCGCACGTAATCGCCGACCGCCACCGGGTTGACGAAGGCCTCGGCGGTCACGCTGCTGCCGGTCTCCGTCGCCTTGGTCCCAAACAGCGCCAGCGCCAGGTTGTCGATCTGGAAATCGTCGAGCGTGAAATTCACCGCGGTTTTTTTCTCGGTGATCAGGCGCGCGTCGGTCAGGCGCTGGCCGGTGACGGATTCCTTGTGCTCCAGCGTGGTCGTGGTGAGCGCGACTATGAGATCGCGCGCGTTGCCGACGTGGCGGAACGCCCCGGGATCGCCGTTGCCCTGGCGCACGCCGATGTAGAGCTTGCCTTGTCCGGAAAAAAGCATGGGTTAATCCTCCTGCCTGGGTTTCGGTTTACGGGTTTGCAGCTCCGCGCTGCGGGCGCGGCCCTGTTCGATGAGCCATTGCGCCTGGTCGGGGTACAGCTCCAGCCGCGCGCCGGGCGGATAAATAATCCCGGCGTGCTCGTGCGGAGCCAGCAATTGCACCGTGACTTTTTTCGGCTCGGTCATATTCTTCTCACGATTCACGAATCACGGTTCACGATCCTCCGGTCCCGGAGAACATCCGCAACGCGGCGAAGCGCAGCGGGAACTCGGCGTAGCCGGGCGAGAATTCCGGCTCGTCGCGCCCGAGGTAGCGCAGCGGCCGGTAATGCGCCAGCGGTTTCCAGCCGGCCAGGGCCCGCACCGCCTGACCGAGCAATTTCCCGGCCGGGGAAAAATTCGATTGCATCGTCGGATCGGGCAGCAGCTTGACCACCGCCACCACGACCCACTCCACCTGCTCGGCCTGCGCCTGGCCGTTGCCGGCGTAGTCCGTCACCTCCGCGGGACCGGGGTGGGTGAACAGCGCCGGCAGGTGCGGCGTGAGGCCGTCGTGCTGCAAACCGACGATGGCGGCGGTGGAGGCCACGAGCTTGACCTCCTTGATTTGCTCCCGCAGGCGTTGCTGCATGGCGGCCTCCGCGTCCAGCAAGTCCAGTTCCGAATCCATCAGCCCACCGCCGGGCGGATGAACCGCCGCCGGCGCTCATGCCATTGCTGGCAATCGAGGCAACGCACCGCCGTGGGACAGGCCCGGACCCGCGCCGGCGCGATCGGTTCGGCGCAGTCGCGGCAGACGCGCCGGCCGGCGTCGAGCGCCGGGAGCTCGCGCTCCGGGTGCGTGGCGGCGTAGATGCCGGCGGCGCGCTCGGCCTGCTCGTAATGCTGCGCGCGGTCGGCGAGGTCGCCGTGGAAGTCGGGGGCCGATTCTTCGAGGCTCATTGACCCTGCCCCCGCACGTTGACCTCGAAGTTGAATTCCTGGGCGAAAATCGTCTCGAATCGTTCACGGGCGCCAAGGCCAACTTGATTGAATATGCGTTCCGCGCCGACCAGCTCGATATCCTGTCGTTTCACCGGCAGCCGGCTCTTCCCCGTGCGTTTGAATACATTCAGCACGCCGTAGACGGGATAGATGAATGCCGACCGAAAAAAAGTCTTACCGGCCCTGACACCCAGCCCACGCCACGGCGGGCCGGGTTTTTTATTTTTGACGGCAAAGATCGCCGGTATCGGTTTCACGCCGAACCACGCATGCCCGGATGTTTTTCTGGAATTTGCCTTACTGATACGAATGCGCCCTTTCATGGCTTTGAGGGGAAATCCATGTTCCCGGGCGATTCCACGACTGGCTCGCGAGCGAACAAACTCGAGCGTTTTATTGATTGACCGCACCAAGGCTTTTCGAGCCTGCTCGGGGCGTTCCCGCAACGCCGTCTGGACGGAGCTGAGTTCACGCGGATCAAAAAAAATCAGCAAATCGTTCATGTGTACTTCCGCAGCGTCACCAGCACCGCGCCGGAATCGTCCGGCAGCGCCGGGTCCACGATGGTGTACACCTCGGCGCCGCGCTCGAGCGTGTCGCCCGGGCCGGCGCCGGTGGCCAGCCAGGCGGCGGCGTCGGCCAGCACCTGCGGCTCGGGGCGGTCGATCGACACGCCGGCGAAGCCGACGCCCACGTGCGGCGCGAGCCAGGCGACGGTGATCGGGAACGGGGTTCCCCCCACCGTCACCGTCACGCCCTCGCCCTGCGTGGCCAGGATCGCCGCCAGCGTCAAGCCGTAGTCCGTCACGGCGTTATTATGCGACGACGCCGAGGCGGTTGTTGAGCTGGATGTCGATGTCGGTGACGCCATTGCCGGCGTCTTCGCACGCGATCGCGGCATTGGTCACGTCGCCGGCGGCGGCGATGGCGGCGCTGTCGTCGAAGTTCGCGGCCGAGGCATCCCACATCACCATCTCGCCGTGCAGGATGACCGCGGTGGTGAGCTTGGGCACGTTGAAGCGGCCCTCGAAGGCCACCTCGCCGGTGGCGCCGTTGGCGATGTTCCCGGTGCAGATGCCGAGCTGCTTGCCGACCACGACCACCTGGCCGGACACCTTGTCCACGCCGGTGCCGTTGGTCCAGGTACGGGTGGCGCCGGGGCTGATGTAATTGTTCATGCTGTTGTC